GTTGAGTTGCCAAGTACAAGGTAGGCTGCCATTATGCAATATCTCCAATCAAGGTGAAGGTGTTGGTTCCTATGCAAAGAATCGTTGCTGCGCTGTACTGATTACGTGTCGCAGTTCCAGTTCCAGTGATTGTGACACCAGTTCCAGCGTTTACAGTAACTTGCCCAGCACCAATTTGCTGAATGTTAATTTGCTGTCCTACAGAAAAAACGCTAGGCGGAACAGTCAAGGTAATTGCATTTGCATTATTAAGGGTAATAAATGTTCCAGCATCTGTTGCTACTGGAGTATAAGATGTTCCAGTTTGAGCGTTGACAGAGGTAATGCCGTGTAAGCCTAATGCCGAGTTAATGTGAGCATTTGCTTCTCTGATATCACGAGCAATAATTACGTGACGCACTGTAGCGCCTACGCCATGGGCTACGGCAGTACTTGAATCAATGCCTCGTGTAACTGTTGCATTAAGTCCAGAAACCGCAGTTACGTCTACAAGTTCCTCAAGTGCTGAGCCGTAGTCTAAAGCCAGCGTGAAAGGATAAGTTATCGGCCAACCTGTTGTGGCGCTTACGGTAATTGTGGTTGCTCCAGAAGTGACCGAGGAAGATAGCGTTGTATCTAATGCCTGGCTTGAGTAGTACCGAAGTGTCATGGTATGGCCTTATCTTGTAATGTGAACGCGAGGAGGGAACTGTTCTTGTTGACGACGTACTTCAATAAGTAGTCGATCATTGTACATCTGCTTAAGCATTCTAGAAAGGTTTGCCGCTGAACCGATTGGGTTAGCAGTGCCTTGCGCTGATGCTTCAGCCGTTGTAGCGGGTACGCGACCAAGGTCTAGATATACAGCCATACGATAAGCAGCACCTAGGATAATAACTTCACGCGCTGAAGAAGGAAGACCAGTGACAGACTCAAACACATCTGTGGTGTTTACCATAGGAACTGGTTTGGTAGTATAACGAATTGTTACAGTACGTCCTGGGATGATACCATCTGAAATGCTGATAGTTTTTGAGCCACCCCATGTGGCTGGATCAGCAGTGCGGTCTACGCGGTAATGACGAATTGGAAGCCATTCACGGGATGGTCCAATAGTCTGCCATGAGATACCCATTACGTCAATGCAATCTGCTGGAAGTGGGTATGTTGTGCGAGCGGCAGAGAATGGGAAGGTTGTTGAGGCTGTAGCAAAAAGATCTGGATAGACAGCATCAATGGCGGAATTGAGATTCCGTTCAATGGCTGAACGTGGAAACACGGGAGCGATGGTCACCCTTGTGCCTGCGCTATGCGCAACGGCAGTAGTTCCTCGATAGCCTCGTCCGTAAGGAGCAACGGTTGCTGTATTTGATGTCTTATCAAAACTGTCTACCCAGATAAGTTCATCATCAATCTCAACTAAACCACGAGAAAGGACAGTTCCATTTTGCACTACAAAACTGTAGTCGGAAGCGCCTATGGCGTTGACAAGAGATGTCGCTTGATCTTGGCGTTGCGTATAGCCCGAGAGCAGCAAGTGCGTCTCATTAACTAAGTCTAGTAAAGTTGTCATTAATTCGCAATCTGTCTAGCGGCTTCGCTTTCGCCTAAGCCAGATGTCCCAGCAAGGGCGTTAAGAACTCCTGGTGTATCAAAATAATAATTCTTGCCACCATTTCTGTTGGCGTAAATAAGATTGAGCACATCGATACCACGAGTGGCTTTGTGACCTGGGATTGCTATGTTCCCCCAGAGCACTGCTGCGCCATCAAAATCATATTGAGGTACGCCATTGACAATAGTGTTTGCCAAACGATTCATGTGGTAAGTGGCTGTTACGCCCTTAATAATTCCTCCGACGCCCATAGCATCCCCCTTTAATTAATAGTTACTTAGCGCCTTTGTTGGTTCCGCCAACGCCTTGATAGTCGCCATATGCGCCACTTGGGCGTCCTGTTGTGTGACCGCTTACATCACCGATAATTGTCTCGCTGCATCCGCATTCTTTGCACATGTTATTTTACCTTCTTTAGATTAGGGTTTGCTTTCTTAGCAGTAGGAGAAGCCTTGCGAGTTGCAGATGCTAGGATAGCACCAGCAGCCTTCTGGGATACTCCCTCTTTCTTTGCAATAGATGCTTGCACCTTTGCAAATCCTGGATTCTTTTTCATCATGCTCCTACTTTCTTTTTGGTTTTTGTAACTTTCTTGGCAGATCCCATAGTATCCGCGTTAAATGCAGTGCCGAGGGTATCGCTAGCCGCAACGGCTGCTTGGATAGCCTTGGCTGAAGTTCCCTCTGGTTGGATTCCTTGCTCTCTGGCTTTCTTATAGTCGGCAAGTTCCTTGTCCCATTTCTTTTGAGGCATTGAGTCTGCTCTACCAGCGTCACCAGTATTCATCTGCAGTGTTGCTACTTTGCAGGCAAAACAACCCCAGACGAATTCTTCGTGATCGTGACTTGATTCGTCTTCTTCGTATCGGGGAAGGTGATCCCAGAGTTGGTCGCACTTGGTGCAACCATACGCCACAACGATAGTAGCAAATCCGTTCTCACGATCTATACCCCATTCAGCAACTTTATGTACGTGATCGCATGCCATTTTTGATTCCCATCATCATCTCAATGTTGCGCTTAATTCTAGCGGTCTCAGGACCTTTGCCCTTGTGGGCTTCTTGGGCAAATGCGATAGCCGCATCCAGTTCTCCAAGTTTAAAAGCAGCCTGGGCTGCTATGTCGTAGGCTTTCCAATTCCAGGCGCTAGGCTCGTGGAGGTAGTGGACAACCCGTGGAAGTTCAAAACATTTGATAGCGGAGTCCAGAGCCTGCTCCCAAGCACCCCTTCTAAGGGCGTCAGAAGCCATTCCTAGCCAAGATTCTCCCTCTTGAGGGCAAAGACTCACGCCTTTGGCGAACCAAGGCTCAGAAGGCTGTTCTAGGGCTCTTGCTGCATCGCCTGCCCAGCGGCATACAGCCGCTAGTTCGTGGTCCATTCCGTCCAAGGTAAGCACCTTCTCGGCACCCTCCAAGACTTTATCCCACTTCTCATGGAAGTAATACTCTCGACAAAGGTATGTCCACATGCGTGGATCCTCTGGCATTTCCTTGACTGCATCCTCAAGCATGGTCTCATACTGGCCACGGGACTTGGTAGTATCGGGCTGGTGCTTGATGACTGTGGTTGTGTCGCAATAAGTAAACTCTTCGTTGCCGTCGGCTCTGACTAGCGCCTCATGGCATGGCCATTTCCAGGTCCATCCATGACGACTATGAAGCCGATCTACTTTCCATGCGAAGCCAGTATCCAAAGATACCCAGCCTCTGTCCGCTCCGCGCACCCACTGGTTCTGCACCTTGCGGTAAAAATTCTTTTCTGGAACTTCGTCCATGTCCAAGATAAGACACACATCTACGTCTTCTGGGACTAAGGCTAACGCCTGGTTTCTTGCTGTGTCGAATCTCCAAGGTGATACAACGGTTGTCCCGACAATGAGATTGTCCGCCTCACGTAGGAGTTCCATGGTATTATCCGTGGAGCCTGTGTCAAGTATGACTCTGTAGTCTGACTCTTTAGTCGCTTCAAGCCATCGCTTGACGTGCTTTGCTTCATTTTTACAGATTGCATAGGTTGCTATTTTTATTCTACTCTGGCGCTTGGCCTTCATCTAGTAAGTCCATTTCCATCAAAATGACTCGCTTGCGTATTAGTTCTTCTGGTGTTTCTTCTGTCATGGCATCGGGGTAATAGTCGCACCATATCCCGCAGCAACCAATTGGTCGCGCTCCTTTTGGGAAATAGTGTAGATATGCCCACCAATGTAGGCATGCTCTGCTGCTGTTACTTCTGATACTTCATAAGTGCGATTGCGTGTTACTACACCATTGGTCATCAACAGCGTGTCGGCACGAGCAATGCGATAACGCCACATAAGTGCGCCAAAGCCAGCAGGTGTCTCATCTGTGGTTGGTGGTGTAAAAATGTAATTAGCCATGTCGCTCCTTTGTTAAGAGTAAACTCCCCCCGAAGGGGGAGCCACTCGACTACTTAATTAATTAAGCAGAGTGAATCGAAGAAGTTGATTCGATACGGATCAATGCAGGATCACGGTAGCGCTTGAAGCCAAGTACGCCGTACCATCCGATTGGACGGAAACGGAGCAACTTGTCAACGATTGGACCGAAGACCACATGTGGCTCTTCAGCAACCGCTTCAGCAAGTGCCTGCTTTCCAGCGACGATTGTACGGAAGACGCGTGTTCCACCAGTACCGTTGACATATGAGGTTGTACCAAATGTACCTGAGTATGATGTGTTAGCGGCTGTTCCGATAGCACCGTCTGCTGTGTTGAACATACGTGGAGACTCGACAAACATCGCGCCTTCGTATGTTCCGATTGTGCCTGGCCAGAACTCAGAAGAACCTGTCTCTGAGTACTTGTGGTCATCACGCCATCCGCCTGAACCAGTCTCAGCACGGAGATCGTGTGAAACTTCTGGGTGGATACCAACGTAGTAGTAATCTCCCTGACGTGGGACTACCTTGTTAGCACGAAGTTTAGCAACTGCAAAACGTACGTCACGAGACTTGAGAGTATCTGTTGAAAGAACCTTACCCTGTGTGACACCAGCGGTGTATGAAGAGTCGAAGGTTGATACAAGGTTTCCGTTGACTTCAGCGACAGCCTGTGGGCCACCGACGAGTTCAGCGAGAGCAACTGCATCGAGGGAATCGAGCATGTTGTATGAGATGATATCAACAAGTGCTGGGTCGATATCTGAGAATGAGAACAACTCGAGTTTACGAGTAACGAGTGAAGCGTTACCGTATTCGTTGAGTGTTACTGTAATAGGTGTTGTTGAACCTAGTGCAATTGCGTCTGGATCTGTTGTCTCAGAAAGCGCAGTTGTTACTGGCGCCATATCTGAGTAGATGTTAAAGACGATTGATGAACCAGGCATAGCCTGCTGTACTGGCTTCTTGTCTGCGAGATCGCGGACCATAGGCACAGCACGGAGTGCTAGTTCAATATAACGGTCGTAGGCGGTTTGTACAACTGATGTACCGACCGAGGACGACGTACTGTTATAGGCGTTAGCCATTGTGCGTTACCCCTTTCGAAGGGTTAGTGGATTTAATTAAAATGCTCGACGACCAGAGCCAGTGTAACCGTTGATGCCTGTAATCGCGTCTAAGTCCGCCTTTGAAAGGTTAGGATTGTTGATACGCGCTGTCAGGTCTGCAACGTTTGTTGCTGGGATAGCAGTCTCAGTAGCATTGTTAATACGCTGGTACTGGGCTGCTGTTTCTTGTCGCTGTTCGTCTACTGCGTCAGTTTGCTGCGTGGTCTGAAAACCGAATACATCGGCATTGTCAGTTAGCCACGATTCAACCTGCTCGGGTGTTGCTACGTCGCTCGGAATGAACTTAGCGATTTTGCTAGGTACACCCTTCGAGTCCAGCACGTCCTTGACGGTACGCTCACGGAGCATCGAGTCGCGC